CTAATTTAAAAGCTGAACTTGATAGCGTTGATTTAGGTAAAAAAATTGAGGTTGAATATAAACTCCACAATGGTGAAACTGACTTTTGTTCACAACTAAATGAAGGTATTAAAAGCTGCACAACAGAATGGTTTTCTATTTTAGAGATTGATGACGAATATCAAAAAATTTGGTTGAAATCTGTTAATCAATATGTTAAAGAATATCCAGATGTAGATGTCTTTTTACCAATAGTTAAAGATGTTGACGAAGAAGGTAATTTCACTAATTTCACAAATGAATCAGTTTGGGCTTATGGATTTTCAGAGAAACAAGGTGTTTTAGATAATGAGGTTTTAATTGAATATCAAAGCTACCAAATTAGTGGTGGATTATATAAAACAAAAGTAGTTAGTGAAAATGGTGGATTTAAAGAAAATATCAAACTAACATTTGGTTATGAATTCTTATTAAGATTAACACACAACGGTGCTAAAGTCATGGTTGTACCTAGAATTGGATATAGACACGTTAACCTAAGAGAAGACTCATTATTCTGGTTATACAAAAATGATGAGAAAACAAAACTTGCTGAAAACGAAGCTAAATTTTGGGTTGAAACCGCCAAAAAAGAATTTTTCTTCACAAATAAACGAGAAGTAATTTATAATGAAAATTAATGCCAAGAAAACGTACCCAAAAAGTTTATTTTGGGGAGGATCAAGAAAAGGCGGTAGTTAATTACCTAGAAAGTAGTGACGATGCAGAAAGAAACAAGATATTCAACGAATATTTACGAGAACCCCTAATTATAATGGTTGAGAGTATCATAAGAAGATACAAGTTATATAGAAAAGATTTTGAATTTGAGGACTTACATACAGATACAATGTCTTTTCTTATAACTAAAATAAATAAATTTGACCATACAAAAAATCACAAAGCGTATTCCTATTTTGGTACCATATGTAAGAACTACTTAATGGGGGCCATCCAAAAGGATACAAAAGATCAAAACAGAAGTATATCATATGAGGATATTTCTGAAGATATTGAGAGCAGGGTTGATTTTTCATATACAATCGATGAATATCATATAGATTATTCTGAAGTCATTATCAACCTAACAAATAAACTTGAAGATTTTATTGAGACTGAAGAGTTAACAGATAATGAAAAAAAATTAGGTTACGCCCTTTTGGAGATATTCAGCAATTTTGATAGGATCTTTCAAATTGGTGATGGTAACAAATTTAATAAGAATTTAATCCTCCTATCTCTAAGAGAAATGACATCATTATCAACAAAAGAGATTAGAATATCGCTTAAACGATACAAATTACTATATGATGGTGTTTTAGGTGGATTTTTAGATTAAACCCTATTTATTAGTATGAGACCACCGAAGAAAAACTTAGCGTTAGATACAGACTCTGCGCTATCGTTAATGCAAGAAATATATTTCGATATCGTGGAGCAAAAAAACACTGCTACATTGATAATGAAAAAGATGCTTTCTTTTATGAAAGAATCTGAGGATATGTCTGTTATTGGGCCAGTAATTAAAGAACAACAAAAGATTTTGAATGAATGTACTGAAAAGAAAATCTCTTTAGTTAAGATTCAAAATACCCTTATTCAAAAGGGTGCCGCATCTGGTGATAAATTTTCAGCAGGTAAAATGACATTAACAGACGAGGATAGAGAATTGCTAGAAAAATTAGTAGGTAACGACGATAAAGGCCAGGATCAAAAATATGAAATATAATGGTAGATCTTAAAAATAAACAAAGGGAAATTAAATCCAAGTTTAAAATTATTCAACAAGCCAATGACACAAAAAAAGGCGTTGAAGATCTATTGAAAACATATGACGATACATTAGAAAATTTACAAGGACAGATTGGTGGTACATTAGAAAGTTATGCTGACAAAGCAAAACAGAAACTACCAAACGTAGAAAATATATTTGAAAAAATAACCACAGATTTACAAAAAATACTTCCCGTAAAACAAAAAAACGGTGAAAGTATGTTAAGAAGAATCACCAGAGAATCTGTTAAAGAAACAACCGAATCAGTTAAGCCGATTTTTTTAGATAACGTTAGAAAGTTGTTTTTTGCTAGTGACAGTGATATGAATTGCGGTACAACCACACCAATGCCTGTTAGTGGATTAACGATTTCCCCAAAAGAATTTGATCTTTTAGATATGTTACAAACAGACCCTCAAACGGGTTTGGGTAAAATAATATATGAGGGGCCACAAGCTAATGGTGATAAAATAAAAATGAATAAAATATTTTATGAGAAATTTAGTGGTGGTTCATATATCTTTCAATCAATAGATGAAACTCAGCTATTTTCAATGGAATGGGACAGTGCTATTCAAAAATATAAAATAGAGGGGCTTCAAGCTGGTGGAACAACAGTTGACCAATTTATTACAAAGTATTATGAAACTATTGAGTTTCCAAAAATATCTGATGTATTAAAGAATAGTTTTTCCATGTTAATCCCGGCTGGTGGTATTAATGTAACAAACGCAAGCTATGATGTTAATGTAAATAAATTAACTAGAGTCATTGATAAAATTTGTGCAGTTTGTGCTAAACCACAGAACAATGAATTAAAACAAAACCCAGTTGATCAGTTTAATGAGGGTGATGTAGATCTAGGTGCGTTTTTTAATTTTGATGATGTTGAAGGTATTGATATTGATGATGAGAATTTAAGATATCAAAAAGTATTAAAATTTACAGATTGTAATAATTTTACTATTCCGGTTAATCAAGGTATTGTTGAAGAATTTGCATTTTTTTCTACAACTAAAAATGATATCACAGATTTATATAATAGCGCTTTATCGAAAGTTGCAAAAGACGCCGCAAATCAAAATTTATCAATACCATACCCACAATTTGCTGCTAATCTTGATTTTAATTCTTTAAAAAATTTACCTAAAGCGTTAATATCTTCAGTGTTTTCAGCAAAGATGTTTTTTCCGGTTGTTGTACTTTGGAAAATATTAAAATCTGCTGTTATAAATGCAGTAACAACAATTCAAACAATTATTAAGAATTTAACCAAAATGGTGTATAACATTATTAAAGATATCTTTAATAAGTTTTTAACTGTTTTTTGGACAAAAGTTAAACCACAGTTAGCATTAATATTGAAAGATTTAGCAAGAAGAATTTTAAAGAATTCTAAAAAGAGATATCTAGTAATATTAACAGCATTGATTGATATTTTAGCGGCGTTAATTCCATTTATTGGTATTGCGTCATGTGATGATTTTTACAATGCTATTTTAGCATTATTAAATCAATTAAAAGTTGGTGTGTCCCAAAAAATACCTGGATTACTATTACAATTATCAAAAAGACTTCCAGGATATAGTGAAGATAGAGCAATTATGAATATTGGTGAACTATTAGAAGCAAATGGTATACCAACTGGTGATCTATATGGTCAAGACAATAATGTTGTTGCGTTTTTCTCTTCAATAATCAAAGGACACCAAAAAGAAATGGATCAAAATTCATTTGTGCAGGTTAGTTTAGATTATGCACAAATACCCGTTGCACCATTAGGTGGTGCCGCTATAATACCACCAGGTATATTAAAAGCTCACGGTAAACTAACATAATATGGAATTGAATAAAGTTATAGAAATCAGTAATGATGTTGTAAACTCCAGTAATAAAGATCTTGTTGATGCTAGAGATTTTTTAATTGGTGAGTTTGATAAAACTAAAGAAATTATAATTGAACTTACAAAACAATTAGAATCAATTGAAATATTGTATAATAATGTTAATGGGGAATTAAATAAAAGATATAGATGAAAATTGTAAATATTGGTATTTGTGTTGACAACAAAGATCCGAGAGGTATTGGTAGAATTAGAGTTAGAGACATTTCTGAAACAGAAAGTGATAGATCTAAATCTATAGCAGTGTGGGAGCAATGGAGTGCAAACGACCCATTTGTTTACTCCCCGTTTTTACCAACACATATTAATATTATTCCGCAAAAAGAACAAGCTGTTAAAATAATAAGATATGATAATGAAAAAGATCTACAAAACCAGGAATATATTCCAGGCCCATTTACAACAACTTTTGATTATACATATCAGAATGAATTATCACAATTAACAGAAACCACATACGCAAAACGATCTGAAAAATCCCCAGCAATTAAATCATTTACTGGTGAGAAAAAATCATTTGATGATGGATTTATTAGAGCAGAATCTGTTGGTACACTACCTAAATTAAACGATATTGGTCTTGTTGGTAACTATGGATCAGATGTTATATTAACAGAACATGGTGTACAACTTAGGGCCGGTAAACTTGTTGATAAATTTGCAACAAATCCAAAGTTTAAAACAGAGTTATCAAAGTATCCAATATTTTCAAAAAAACAATCTAAATTAAGTTTAAAAAAGTTTCCACAAACATTACAATTAGATAAAAAAATAATTGTTGACGATGTTATAAGTAGAACCGATATTAAACATGTTATTGAATATAAATTAGATAATGTTTTAGAACCAACAGAGATTACATTGTATATCTATAGAATTAATAAAACTTTTGGTGAAAAATATAAAACAGATGTTTTTGGTATAAATACAGAATTAGATATACCGGATTCTGCAGAATTAATATACGAAGATACCCAAACACTAGAATCTAGTAACAAACAACAAGAAGCGTATATTCTTATTAGAGATTTTATTTCTAGAATTGATAGGGAAAATCTAATTATTACCGAACCCACCCTACCAGATCTACCAGCTCACCCATTTTATTTTAGACCCAAAAATGAGCTAAGAAATCAGAATGGATCTACAGATTTTTTAACTAACATATATTACAGTACCAGAACCAATGGGTTTGGTTTGGTTTATAGTAGAACATCAATAGAAGTACCAATTGTTTCACAAAAAAAAGAAGTTCCATATCTTAAAAAAGTTAGTGAGATGGATCAAACATTCGCAGCACTTACTGCTGATCATATTGTTCATATGTCAACAACCAATAGTGGTGTTGATGGTAAGAACATTGATTTTGGTGCTCTGGACAAATATGAATATACTCAAGAAGATTATTTAATGAGAATTCTACCAAATACATTTTCTTCCGTTAGAGGTGAAAAATTGATAGAAATCCTTGAGCTTATCACCCTTATTTTGTTAAATCATACCCACGGTATAATAACCCCACCAAAGTATTTTAAAGCCACAACAGACAGCTTAAAACGCTTAATTGAGCGTGCAAAAATAGATATGATTAATTCTTCGATTAGAATAAATTAATTTGATATTTATTAAATAAAAAGATGTCATATTTTCGCTCTTATTTTGAGAAAAACAACACTATTTTAAAGGATTCTCAGGTTAATACCTCAAAGAACCCTAATACTGAACTTATATATGGATCTACATTTTCTAAATTCATATTTAAGGTGGATTTCACTGAATTAAAGAATAAAGTTAATTCAGGTGAATTTGTAGTTACCTCCGGTACTACCCATACTTTACATTTAACAAACACCATTTTTGGTGATGAGACTCTTCTTAGACAAAAAAATGGTAGAGGTAGGGACAGGACAACATCATTTGATTTAATTATTTTTAAAGTTCCAGAATACTGGGATGAAGGTGTTGGTTTTGATTATGAAGATCAGGTTTTTGACTTTACAGACGGTAATAATACATTTGATGAAAGACCATCAAACTGGTTTAATAGAACCACACTTAATAAATGGTCTATAGATGGTGTATATTCGAATGCACCAGTTATAATTAAAACTATTCATTTTGATAACGGAAATGAAGATATCAAAGCAGATATTACAAGCTACGTTAATGGTATTATAGTTTCTGGTAACACCGATCATGGATTAGGGTTAGCATTTTCTGTATTGTATCAAGATATTGAAGCAGAAGTGGATCAATCTGTTGCTTTTTTTACAAAATACACCCAAACATTCTTCGAACCATTTGTTGAAACACACTTTAAAGATGCGATTGATGATAATAGACAAAATTTCATTGAAAATGTGAATCAAAATCTATATCTATACGTAACCAAAGGTAATAATTTTTATAATTTAGCCACGTTACCGACTGTTGATATTACCGATGCAAATGGTGCTGTTCTTCCAGGTTTGGCTAATCTTGCTACAACAAAAATAAGAAAAGGAATATACAAAGTAACATTTGGCTTAAATGGGTTACTATGTGATGGTAAAAGATTTTATTATGACAAATGGAAAGGATTAATCCTTGACGGTGTTGGTATAAGCCCAGTTATACAAAAATTCGTACCTAAACCATATACCTTTAATTTTACTGTTGGTGAAAACGTTAAAGAACTAGAAAGATATTCAGTTCAATTTTTTGGTATAAAATTAAATGAAAAGATAAAAAGAGGTGAAATAAGAAAAATTGTTACCACTTTTAGATCTATTGATGTACCTAAAAGCGAGTTATTTAACGAAGTTTACTATAGAATATACATCAGAGAGGGTAAAACCAATGTTAATGTGTTTGATTGGACATTATTAGATAAAACTAATGAAAACTCCTTTATGCTAGACACATCATACTTAATACCTAGAGAATATTATCTAGAAATCAAAGGTAAAAAACATAATGAGTTTATATATTACAATGATGTAATAAAGTTTGAAATTATTTCAGAAAAATAAAAATATTTATAATAATGGACATTAACAAAATAGTGAAAAAACACCTAACTAACCTTATAAAAGAAAATGATAACCATATTACTGATGATGGTACATACATGGTGTTACAAAATTTATATCAGATAAAAGAAGATATTGAAACAATCTTATCATACAAACATCAACCAAACTTTCCTAAGTTAGTTACTGGTGAACATGCGTGGGCTGGTGATCATATTACCACATCAAAAGATGATGTCGAAGAGGTGGCAAATTTCATTAAAGGAAATTTTGAACAAGAAAACCTTTCGGAAGCAGAAAAAAAGGGTAATAAATTATGCTCAAGAGGTATTTCAGCAGCAAAATCTAAGTTCAAGGTATACCCTTCAGCATATGCGAATGGCTATGCTGTTCAGGTTTGTAAGGGTAAAATAAAGGGGCTTGACGGTAAAAAACAATGTTCTGGTTCATACTGTAGCAAAAAGAAATAAAATGAAAATTCATATTAACGAAGACGATCTACAATATGTTAAAGTGTCACTTAAAAACGGTGATGTTTTACAAGAAGATTTAGGTAGGTGGTTTAAAGAAAAATGGGTAGATGTGAGTAAAAAAGTTAACGGTAAACACCCACCATGTGGTAGAAGTAGTGCTAATGGTGAAAAAGGAAGAAAAGCATACCCAAAATGTAGACCATCAAAAAAAGTATCAAAAGACACCCCTAAAATAGCTTCTTCGTATGATAAAAAAGAAAAAAAAGCCATGACATCACAAAAAAGACGTGCAGAAAAAAAAGACCCAAAACCGGGTAAGGGTAATAAACCAACAATGACTAAATTTGACGAAAGCGTGAAAAAAAGAAAAATCATTGAAATTACAGAAGATCAGTTCAAAAGATTATTTGAATATAATGAAGAAACCCCTGTATTGGTATATGAAGATGAAAGTGGTTCAGTACAGAACACCAATTTTGTTTTTAACAACATGCTGAATGAAGCGGAATACCAAGGACGCAAAGTTCAATTGGGTAAAATAATGCAGGGTGATGTTAAGAAATTTAAAGTTTATGTTAAAAACGATAAAGGTAAAGTTGTTAAAGTAAACTTTGGTTTTGGTGGCAAATCAGCTAAGGGTAAAAGAATGGTTATTAAGAAAAATAACCCAGAAAGAAGAAAATCATTTAGAGCAAGACATAATTGTGCAAATCCTGGTCCACGCTGGAAACCAAGATATTGGGCCTGCAAAACTTGGTAATATGAAAATAGTTATATCCGAATCTCAATTAAAAACCCTACTTGAATCATATGACAGTAGTTTCGGATTTGTTGATGAAAGAAACGAGGGGAGAATACCCCTAGTAGATGTGTTGGTTTCGTATGACGAATGGGCTCTAGTTAAGAAAAAAGACAGTAAAGAAACATATATTGTACATGTTGATGATGTTCCACATGAATACTATCAAGGATATTATCATTGGGTAGATGAAGATGATCCATATTCTTGGCAAGGTTCGTATAGAGAATTTGAGGATGACACCCAATTATACGAAGATGGTGTTGCATTTTTTGCTGAAGACTTGATAAGCGATGATGATACTGTTACAACAAACGTTGATGAATTATATAATGCAGATTACTATTGTTTAAAGATAACACCAGAAAACAAAGCAGAAGTTTATATTGAATTTGAGGACCTAATTAAGGCTTATCTTGAACCAAGTTATGAAGAGCGCAAGAAAGATAAGAAAGCACCTTAAATAAGCTTATTTGGGCCCCAGTAGTAGGCTCTCCCGGAAGAGAACCTATGTAGACTCTTACCTTCTTTTTTTTCAACCAATTTACCCATTTGTACCAGTTGTGTGTGGTTTCTTAAATCTATTCCTATAGTAAATCCCCCGTCACATTTATCATAAGTTGTTTCCAGCATGGGTTCTACATACTTACCCTCGTCATATAGCTTAAGAACCTTTATCATCTCATCCTTTTTCATTTTGCAATCAATACCTCGTTGGTATATCATCTTTTCAAGGACATCTAATCTAAGCTTACTATAGTCAACAATTTCACCCATAAACACAAATATACGAAATTTTATAAAAATAAAAAACCCCCACATTTCTGTGAGGGTTTTTACTATGATTAGTTTAAGATTATCTTAAAGTGTTCATATCGAAAGTTTGTAAACCACTTACGTTGATCAGACCGAAGTAACGGTTGTTAACCATTTTCTTCGCGTATCTTGTCATGATACCTTTGATAGGTGTCATGTTAAATGGATTGTACATTGTTGGAGTTAATTGTAACGGCACGTAAGGTGCGTAGATATAACCAGCGTCCAATAATGACTTACCTTTGTGACCGATCAAAATTTTACCAGCTGGTAAATATGGATCGCGGTATACTTGGTAACGTCCAGCAAGTGTACCTACTTTCTCAATACCCATGTTGTATGAGTCTTGCTCAGGACCAGCATTAGATACGTGGAAATATTCTAAATCATCGAATACAGCAGAAACTTCTGAAGATACAACGATCCAGTTAGCACCACCTCTTAATGTAGTCTTATGGATTTGAGCTGAAATTTGGTTGATTTTAGTAACCAAAGTTTGGTTCCAATCCTTTTGAGTATAACCCATGAACGGAGTGTTTCCAGTAGCACCGTATTTCCACTCGTTGTAATCCCACTTAGCAGTCCAAGCAGCACCTTTTCTAAGGTCACGTAAAATTTCACGGTCAACCTCAGCAGCGATTTGCTCAGATAATAAAGCTGTTAATTCAGCTTCAGCATCGATGTTATGGAACGCAGAAACGTCTTGTGCTAATTCTGGAGACCAGCTAGCTCTTAATTTTCTTTCAGTTACAGAAACTGTTACTGAAGCAAGGTCAAATGATACTTCACCAATTTGATCTTCGAATTCTAAGGTATCATAAGTTCTGAAAACTAAAGTTACTTTATCAGCAGTGAAACCTGAAGGTAAAGTTAAGTTAGAGAAACCAGAAGTTGAAGAATAAGATTGTAAATCTACTTGTACATAGATTGTACCTTCTTCATCACAAATATCTTGGAATCTTCCAGAAGGATATGTTGCTGTAGTTGATTTAGCACCATACTCAACGATACCCTTACCATATTTTTGTGTAACAATGTTGAAGTTTCTTGCAACACCAGAGTAGTTAACTACAGCTGAAGCTAAGAATTCTTCTGTATCCATTACAGAACCGTTAGGTCCAATTAATTTACCTTGACCATCTTTTGTGAAACCAGAGAACTTAAGAATCAATGAAGATTGAGAAGTTCCAGTTAAAGAAGCGTTAGTTACATCAGAAACTGCGCCATTAGCGAAAGTTACAACTGAAGCACCGCTGATAGTTACAGCAGAGAAAGCTCCTTTAGAATAATCATAGATACCAGCATCAGCTGCATCATTTGCTTCGTAGAAACGATCATAAAGACTTCTTGGATCTGTAGTACCAGTTTCATAACCTAAGGTAGATGCATCAGTGTTACCTGGCATACCGAATGGTGCTCTGTGTGCGTTAGATTGTCTTTCTTGGATTTTAGGTACGAAGTAGAATAATTTACCAATTGGTAAGTTCATAGCTTGTACAGAAACGATATCGTTTGCTAATAATTTAGAGAATACACGGCGGATAATTGGGAATACCACAGTCTCGAAAGAACCAGAAGCATCAGAAACTGCTGCTTCGTTGATTAAGTAAGACGCTTGGTTTTCATACAATTGCGCGATGTTATCTTTTTGGTGACCGTCTAGGCCTTCTAGGAATCCTAAGTCATCCCATTTTTTGATGGTATCTTCTTTGATAACACGAAGGTGCTTAAGACCGATGTTACCTACCATACCTGATTCTAATAATGCTCCCATTTTAGTATTTTTTTTGGTTTTAGTTTTTTTTTATTATTTTAATTTACTCATCAAATCTCTCATTCTCTTGAACTGAGGGGCTTCATAAGCTTTTGACTCAGATAAAACTTCTTGAGAAGAAGATGTTGACGCTGTATTAGCAATTTTATCAACAACAGCCTCAGTCACTGGTTTTTTAGTGTCTAATTCTGCTTTAATAGAATTGTATAGATTTTTAGATTCGTTTATAGTTGAAATTGAATCAAATCTCTTTAAAATATTCAATTTCTCCTGTTTTGTTGTTGAATGTTCTGTGAATAATCTTGTAGCGTAAGCAAGGTTAGCATTGAAAACAGCAACTTCGTTTAATTTATCTTTAAACATAACTAACGCTTTTTTATATTCGCCGTTTTGTTTTCTAAGATTTTCAACTTCTTCGTTAATTGCTTTTGATGCTTGCTTTGATTCATGCTTAGCACCAGCAACAAAAACTTTTTTGCTCTTCAAACCTGCTCTATCACCACCGTGTACATTCCACTTAGTACGAGCAGCTTCATCAACCTCTTCTTCAGCAGGCATATCTTCTTCAGACATTTCCTCTTCAGCTTCTGGCTCATCGTCTAACTCGATTTCATAGATTGTTTCATCATCCATTTCCTCCTCTTCATTCCATTCTTCAGACATTTCGTCTTCAGATGATAAATCAGATTCGTCTAATTTGATGATATACTCATCATCACCATCTGAAAGTTCAACATGGTTACCGTCTTTTTTAACGATAATACCGTCTTCATCTGACATAGCTTTAAACACTTTAAGAACCTCATCATCTGCGGCTCCTGTCATGTCTAATGTGTCGTCATCATCTGATGGCATATCCATAGACGAAAACTCATCATCTTCTGGTGCTTCATCATCAGAAAACTCATCGTCTTCCATATCTGATTCGTCACCATCGATATCTTTTGATGGTTCATCATTTATTGAGGGCATTTCTTCATCATCTTCCTCACCTGCTTCTTCATCATCAGCTGGTTGCTCAGACATATCTTGTGACTCCTCTTCTTTAGGGGCTACTTCAGCGTTAACTTCAGCATCACCCTCTTCTTCTGATTCTTTAAGCAATTCGTTTAGTTCTTGCTTCATTACTGAAGAAAGTATACCTTTTGCATTTTGCTTTACTGCTTCTTCAAGTGTATTAACTTGAAGTAGTGCTTGTTCTAAAATCGATTTTTCGCTCATTTGTTTTATTTGATTTATTATATAAATATGTGTATAATCAAAAAAATCTCTTTTTCAATATCAAAAAAGATGGTTTTTTCTCGTTTTATTAATTATCTTTTAAGGAAACTATCTATATTACCCATCAATTTTTTCATTCTATCATCCAATGTGGATTTTTCTTCAACAGTTTCGTTAAATTTATCCTTGTCAGCAATATCTTGAAAAACGTAAGCACCAGGCGTTGATGGTGATGATACTAAATCAAAACAAACTAGTTCAAAATCTTCTTGCACAATATTTTGTCCCTTTATTTGTTTTAATGATCCAACACCTCTTGAGGAGATACCTAAAGTAACACCATTTAGAAGTAACATAGCGGCTTGGTCACCTTTACAGCTAACAATACCCATTTTCTTCCAACCTGGTGACGTTAATATTTTGATTTTACCCATTAAAGTTTTACCATCCCACCACGTTTCTGTAATTGTGTGGGAAACTCTATCTAAATCAATAAGTGATGATGATGGGTGATTAAGTTCGTTAAGAGCCGAACCTTTTCTGATTATTTGTTGATACTTTTCATTTTCCCTTTTAAGTAACATTTCCGGATATATTCTTCCGTTCTTATTTGGGGTATCATATTTTTGTAAAACAGCATACAGAATAAGGTCTTGATCAGTATCCTTATTCTGTATTTCTGTTATTATGTTTTTGTTTTTTAATTCTTCTGGTGATATATGTCCTGCGTCATATTCAATCAAAATCCCTCTACCAGATTCATTAGGCCCTAATACTTTCATTTATGATATATTAATATACCATATAAATACAAGGATAATTAAATCAAATCTTAGTTTTATTAAAATTGAATAATGTTTTATCGGCTAAACAGGTGTCAATTGACTCATGAATGAAATTTTTCATTAAACTTTTCATGAAATTAGCTTTAACATCAAAAAATTTGTCTACGAACAGGGTGACCTCTAAATTCATAAATGACCTCTTATTTAACTTAATCCCCTTAGTTCTAATATCAAGATCGACGATGCTTTCTTTTTTAAAGTTTTCACCTAAATTGTATCCTCTTATAAAGTCCTTTATCTTTTTCCTTGTTCTAGAAATTGTTTTATCAAAGTCCTCATTTTCATTATCGGGTTCTACCCATGCGTTCATTTTTATATAAACGGTTTTTAGATTTTTAAAATCTACAGTTCCATAACCAACTTTAACATCCTTGTGGTCTCCTAATGGAATAAATTTTCCAATTTTCATTAACTTTTTTCATAATTTTATTTATATTATGGTGATAAAGTAAAAAATAAGAAAAAATTATTAATTTTCCAAAAAATTAAATAAAAATATTTATAAGTTATGATAATAATTGACATGAAAAAAGAAAAGAGCATCGAGAGTGCTCTAAAGACCTACAAAGGTAAAGTTCAAAGAACTAAACAGATACAACAACTAAGGGAAAGACAAGAGTTTGTTAAACCTTCAGTTAAAAGAAGAGCTGAAGTATTAAAAGCTGTTTATGTGGAGAAATTAAAAAATGGTCTTAACTAATCAAGACCATTTTTCAATTGTGTTAATCTGTAATAATTGTATTTTGATAGCTCCATGGTATTAACCTCATTCTTAACTGATTGAAGCTTACTACCCAAATCACCATCTTTTGATTCTGATAAAATATTGTCTACTTTATTTAAAATAGATTCTTTTAATTCTTTAGTTTTTGATACTAAATCCTCACCGTTTAACTCTAAAATACTTTTAAGTTGTTCTTTATCTTCTTTAGTTAAAGTATTTTCATATAAACTATTAAAGTTATTTACTAGAACCGCGTGTAACAAATTTTCATTTGCGGTGTAAGTGTTATTCTCAACGATATTTTCTACTGATTTTTTCTTTGTTAAATGCTCAACTAATTTCTTTTTAGCTACTATTTTCTTTTCTAGTGTTAATAAAGAATCTTCTGTACTAAGTTGATCTAATGCTTCATATAATTCATTAGAGTTAACTTCGATATCACCTAACTTTTTGTCCAATGATTCACAAAACGTGTTTAAACTTTTAACCTGTTGTTTCCCCATAGTATGGTTTAACATAGTATCAATACCTTCAACATATAATTTTGCTGTTTCCTTATCTTCAAAATATTTGTTCTCAATCTCTTCGTAGAAAAGATACATTTCTTTAAATTCTTTATTTTCAACAATAGTCTTTAAAATGTTTTTCATTTCAGATTTATTGTTAGAACCATATGATTCTGTTAACTTCTTTAAAAGTTTAGTTTTTATAACCCCAATCTTGCTCATTGTTATTGGTTTAATATATCGTTTAATTTATTCTCTATTTCATAAATATTCTTCTGTGCTTTTTCAAGATCAAATAAATCACCCATTTCTTGAGACTCACCTAAAATACTATTTATTTTGTTAAATTTCTTTTGTTCACTTAATGGCTCAGATGCTTCTCCACCTGATGGTGCTGGAGGAGGTGGCATTCCGCCGCCTAATGCGCCTTCGTCACCACCTTCTGGTGCTTGTGCTTCTATTTTAGCTCTTTCTTCTTCTGGAATACCATATTTACTATCTACTTCATCAAATACACCAGATCTCTTAATAATCTGTGCAGTATTTTGTAATTCAGCACCCATTGCTCTTTCAAGACGTTGTTGTTGTAAATCTAACAACACCTCATTATCACTCATACCAAGAATATTTTTCTTAGCCCAAGTATGTGACACAGGTAATATACCAACCTGTGATTGATCTGATGTTGCATCTTTGTAAAGAGTAACTTTCTCTTTCCATTGTTCAATCTTTAATAGATCAGACTGAGATGATGGATTTGTTAAACCTAAAGTAAAGTTTTCTAATTCATCTTCTAATCCCAAAAGGTATAAATGAATTAAAGCTATTTTATTTAATTCTTGTACTAATGATTTTTGTATTCTATTAATTGTTCTTGCAAAACGAATATCCATTAATGCAAGGTTCTTACCATCACCAACAACTTCCTCAAAACCTAAAAATGCTTTAGGTATACGAAGAGCAGCCAACAATTTCTTTTGAATATATTCAATATCCGCAATCTCCCCTAAATTTTGTGCACCAGCTAAAGTTTCAATAGGACTTGGTGCTGCTGGGTCACGAACAGGTATAAAATAGTCTTGATCCACAGCCATCTGATTGTATCTCATGTCTACTTGACCATTTCTACTATCAACAACCTGATCTCTTTTAAATTTATTTGCAACACGTTGTACATACGGTTCGATATCTTTATCGTCCATGTTTCCAACAAATATTTTAAACACACGTCTTTCTGGTGCTCTTGATGTTCTGTAAATTAACATAGCATCTTCAGCAAGTAAAAGTTGTTTCCAAATTCTTCTAATCTTATCTAGCATGGATGTACCATATGGTAACTTTCTATCATCACCTAATAGTCTAAAATGTGCTAATTCCCAAGATTGGAATTCCATGTCTCTATTTTTCCATGCAAATCTCAATTCGCGAATCGGGGATTTTATGTTATCCATGCTTGGTACTTTCGCCTGCGCACCTTCAATTCTTTCTATTTCGATGTTAGGTAATTGATGACACCCAACAATACCCCTTTCCGGATCACTTTTTAAATAAACAAAGTTATCACCATACTTACATACGTTTCTGGCCCACATTTGTAAATTGGTATTAATATCTAATCTATTTTCAAATAAATCTACCAATACATTTTTAACTCTTTTAGATTCAGAATAAACATTTAAAATATATCCTTTTTCTGACATTGTTGTTGACTCTTCAGCATAGATATCTAACGCTGCAGACACTTCTGGAGTAAACTCCATAGATTCATAGTCATAATAAGCCGCAAGTCTGTTTGGTTCATAATATACAGATTGATTATATAATGAATTATCTAACTTGGCCCATTTGTCAAAAAGGAACTGTGATTGTTGTGCTTGTAATTTTGCTTTTTCAAACTCAACCGGATCATCTGTTTTCAATAACTCTTCTCTTGAAAAGTTAAATGACGGTGGATTCTGTGCCCCACTGTTTTGAAAACCAAATATCTTGGTTAATTTCTGAAAAACTGTCAAATCTTGATTCGCCATACTATATAAATACTATTGTATTTAATCTAATCAATTTTTATGTTATTATAAAGCCTTTTTATTTGTACCGAACAACCAGTTATACTGTTGATATTGTTCTTTTGCTGGTTGAGAAGAACTAGCCTTAGCATATGGTGAACTATCTATCTGCATCATACCTACTTGGTCAAAACTGGTACCATATGAATAATTTTCTGTTTGTGGTGCTTGATATGTTCTTTCAGACATAACCCAAGACTCAAGCATCGCTTTATTTTGTTGTTCGTTTCTTACTAGTTGTGTAAAAGAAATGTCTCCAGCATACAATGCTATTGCTATACTCATAATTGCGTCATCATGAGCACCTTTCATATGATCTGGTTTACCGTTGATATAAACAAATGTATTAAGTTCATTTAATAATCTATTTGATCTAACAGCAAAATCATGTCTCAATTGTTCCTCGAATGCTGCAACAATTTGTGTTCTTTTATTATTAAAATTAATACCAGGTATTTTTTCCATTGCTTTGGCATTATATTCCCAAACATTTTTTGTGTTAATACCATCTATAAATAAATTTTTATACCCCAACTCTTGTAACTTTCTTGATGTTGCAACACCCATACCTCCAGTAATATCAATAACAATAAACGCGTCATATAATATACCCCATTTATATGCAACAGATGCTAAATCATCTGGTGGCATCTTACCAACATATTCAAGAACTTGTTCTCTACCATCAAAATCAACAATGTTTATTGCTGAAAAGTCATCACTATCACCTCTACTAACATCAACCCCCATAATATATCTATGACCTTGTTCTGGCTCCTTCCATTGCCAAAGTAACCCTTGCATGTATTTTTCTTTCGGTTGCTTAATCATGTTTTTGGCGATTTTTTCCATTGTTTCGTTTGGAATAACACTATCACCAGATCCTAAGAAGTCACATTCAAGCTCTTGTGCAATTTTTCTTTTATCATATTTGAATTTTTTAGACATTGATTCAAACCAAGATGAATATGGTTGATAACCAGCATCTAATAGTTCATTATACTTTGTTAAATCAAATTCTTTTAATAGAACCTCATCATCATTATACTGCTCTCTATTTAACATGTAATGTACAATATCCGGTACTTTAACCCATACTAAGTCTTTAGTATATCTTGGATCTTTAAACCATCTTAAATCAGTAATATGGAAATCATTTATACCTCTAATTGCTTGTTCATATACACCATAATAAATTGGATCATAACCGTTTGGTGTTGAAATTAATATAATCTTACCACCGGTAGACAAAGACGCCATAGAAGCCGCCCAGAAGTCTTCTCCGGCCTCAATATACGCAGCCTCGTCAAATACAAGTACCGTAGGTGTAAAACCACGAAGAGCATCCGCAGATGTTGCAACGGCTTTTACTTCTGATCCGTTATTTAATCTAAATCTACTTTCTGAGTTTTTATCTGGTGAGAACCCCACATTCAACCATTCTGGCCATTGATCTAAGAAATGACGAACCTTATTCGCCATCTCAATTGCGGTGTCTCTTTTGTTTGCAATAATCAAAACCCTTTCAGGATTTTCTGGTTTTGCTAATTGTAATTTTTTTGATAACCATGCTGCTGTTACTGTTGTAACACCGGCTTGTCTATATTTTCTAGTAATATTTTCATTATATGTTTCATAATCTTTTAACAACTGTATTTGATCAGGAAACAATTCTAACGGCACAAATTTCTTTTGTGTGTTATCAAAAGTCTGTAGATATGTTCTAAGTGCGTATGGAGTATCTTTTATTATACGCGCATATTCTTTTAATTGTTCTATTTTTTGACTCATACGTATAAATATGAAAAAAGTGGTCGATTTGACCACTTTAACTTAATCTTTTGGTTTATCTATTCCCATACTTTGAAGAAAATCTAGGAAATCGTCATCGTCTGTATTTTCTGATGTGGTCTCTAACGTTTCGTTAAAATCAGTCATTGCTACTTTATAATCATAGTCATTAATTTCACCATTAATCATATTATATAACGACTTCATTAATCTCTTACCGGTATCACTACCAGAAAGAACTTCTCTCATAAAAATTAAAAATTCTTTAGCTGGTTTAGATACAATAGTTTGGAACATAATTAATTGAATTCCAACTTTATCTTCTTCAGTGATAGTTTCTTCAGGAAAGGAATCTTTAAGCATATCCCAGATTGCTGGTCCTAATCTAAAATCCCATATTTCTTTGTTCTTACTATCTTCTTTTTCCATTACTCTTTTAGCCAAATCCTTATCTTTTGGTTGACCGTGTAATGCTGAAATAACTTCGTATGTTCCTTTAATTAATTCATGAACTAATATTGGGAAGTTAATTGCTGTTGCAACAACTCTTGGTGGATTTTCAAATGGGTATGCTTTTTCTTTACCGCCAACTGGTGGTGTCCCACCGCCTCCACCAACACCCAAACCTCTATTACTTCCTTGCCATAACATAGCATCTGCTGCTGACATTAAAGCACCATACATAGCAATCAATCTTTCTCCTTGACCTGTAATTTCTTGTATTTTACCGGCCGCGTAGTGAAACATAAAATGACCCTTAGTTGATGCACCTTGCATCATAGCATTTATCATTCTTCTTTTTGCTCTTTCTAATGTGAAATCATCTAATTCATCAACAAGTTCTTTCTCTAGTTCAACTTCTTCTGGTTCCATTTCACCTTCTGGTGAATTTTTAAAACCTTCATTAGACGGTTGATCAATCTTTGCTTCATAAACAATATCACCCTCTTCGATACCCAACTCCTTCATAACCAACTCGACAGCTAATGCTTCTAATTCTCTTAAATGTCTTGATTCAATTCTTGATACTTCACCTTGCGCTTGCATCATTGTACTAACCAATGTGTGTGCTTTTTGTTCTCCAACACCCAAAGACATACCTAAATTTCGTCTAACATTATCAACAATTTGTCTATAGCGTTTAGATGCTAATAATTCTTCAAAATTTGAATGTGGTTCATCCACATTTTTAGGTAGATTAACTTTTTTAAATGTGTGATTTCTATTAGCTAAATCTCTTTCAACGTCTGGATTTGGTCTACTATCTGGTGTGTCAAAGGTCATTGGCATCTCGTTAAGGTTTTCTCTTAACTTCAATAATAACGCTTTTTTTGTTAATTTCATAGTTAAAATTATTCTGCTGCCATAGACATATTAGGTCTACTTATTTTTCTTATTTTAGCTTTTGGATCTGGATCTACCCCAGGCTCTTCATTTGGATTTCTAAAAGGTCTTCTTCTAGGATCATCTTCTCTAGTTGGTTTTTCCCTTGTTGGTGTATCAGGAATAACTTCAGGTTGAACAGGAGCTTCTTCTGGTTTACCAGCAGATACTATAGAATCAAATGACATGAATTCAGGTATTTTTGGCATTCTTTTTTCTGTTAAATCTTCAGATACAACTGTTTTCATTTTTGATTTAACTAATTCCACCATTTCTGATTTTGTTGTCATTGTGTGATACTTCTTATCAACAATGTTATTTACAAACTCATTAATTTTCTTAAAACCATGTGATGATTTTATTGATTCATTTGTATCTCTATTGTACCACTTTTTTTTCTTTTCATTCCAACGATAACCTAAATTCATAGCAGCTTCAGCAAATCCATCATCGTCAAAATCATCACTACCGTACTCACCATAATTCCATCCCATATCAGACAATGCATTATATAATTCCTCATCAGTTTGTCCATCATCTGATTTAGGTGATTTTTTACTTGCTTTCTTTTTAGATGCTTCTTTAACTTCCGCCGGTTGATTTTTCAACGCATCTGGATTCTTCAATGCAGCATTTAACGCCGCAATATCTTTTGGATCTTTACTGTTATAAACTGTTTTGGTTGTTGTAACAGTTTGAGCTTCTTTTAATATTTTACCAGCAAATTTCTTTAACTGATTATCATTAAATTTAACTAATGTTTTTTCTGAAAAACCTTCTTTGATTAGCTTTTCAATTGTTTCCGCTCTGTTCATTTTAATTTATATTTAATTTCTTCGTTAATTAATCTAAGTCCTTTTGTTGCTAATTTTTCGGTAACACTATCTAATTCTTCAGCAAAATGAAAAGAAACCCTAATTGGTCTTTCTTCTGCCTCAATATCAAATGCTTCCCACCCTAAAGCAACAATTCCATCAACCGCATCAATAACACCAAAATAATCAGAATTCTGTACTAATTCAAGCTTTAAATCAGAATTCTTAAGTAGACCAACTAAATCTATTGATTCTACTTCTGGTGGTATCGCCCTACCGGCAGATGGAATTATAAACCATTCCTCAACTAACGTATCAGGGTCGTTACCAAAGATAAATTCGTATTGTCTCTGGCCTTTATAGTCTTGACCTAATTCGTTAATATATAGAAGGTACATTTATTCAAAATATTTACTTAACGTTGTGTTAATTGCTTCGTTTATGTCTGATAATTCGTGAGTTATCTCTAAATCAGAATTTTCTTCTTCTGATTCTGGATCCATGGCTTCATCACCACCATCTTCAAAATCAAAATATAATTCATCTAAAGCCTCTTCGTGACCATTAGTATCGTCACCAAATTTTGAATTAATAAGTTCTTCTAATTTAGACATTCTTTCTGCTAAATCATCTTCAGGTGCTGCTTCATCTGATTCTGGTTCAAAATCTGGACCTTCATCATCAGCTGGCATTTCTTCTGAACCCATTTCTTCTTCATCTCTATCAAATTTCTTACCGATCTCTTCAATATCGTCATCTTCTAACTTATCTAGATCAACAGCAGATATAATCATGTTTAAAACATACTTAATATCATCGCTTTCCATTTTAGGTTGTTGATCTCTAAGTTCCTGACCTAATTTACCTGAAAATTTTTGTATTTCAGCCATGTAATCAGAACGCTTACTTTCTTCTGGGCTTTGTGCTTCAGGCGCCATATCATCTCCACCAGGTAATGGTTCACTAGCAGAATCACTTGGTGCATCTGGAGCCGGTGCTGGTTCAGCATCAGTAGATGGTATTGACGGTGCTGGTGCACTATCAACAGCAGGTTCTGGCATTGGGGCTTCTTGCTTTGGCTTGTTCGTTTTTAGAACATATTTTGTAATATCTTCGTTCAACATTTCTTGACCCTTTAAAAGTTCTAATCTTTTAAGTGCTTCAGCATATGAACTAAATTTGTTTTTATTTTTCATGAACATACCACCAATATAATCTAGTGATGATTCGTTCAGTCCTTTTTTAACATAATAACCGTCTTTCTCTCTTACAATACCATAAACACCATTAGAGCTTTCTTTAACTAATTCAGCTTTAGATGCTTTTTGATTTGACGATTTCTGATTGTAGTAGGTTAACTCAAGAATTCTTTTGAATTTGTCATCCCCTTGTAACTTCTCACTACCGATAGGTTTAATATCTCCCATTGTTTTTAAATTATAAATAAGCTTATTCTTACCCTATAAATACAGGGGAAAAGGAAAAAAATACAGATAACAATTATGGTAGGGATAATTTTTTGTTTGAAATACTGTTTCTAAGATCCATTAACTTCTCAATATACCCGTTTCTCCTTAAAAGCTTGAATGTTAAGTTCTCATAAGAGTATTCCCCACCAGACTCTAGACCACTTTTTCTAAATTTTTTTATTTTATCCCTTAATGCGGATAATGGTTCACTAACATCAATACCGTTATTATTATCCTCAATAAATTGATCTATCTTTTTTGCGAAATACTCTCCCTTTTCTAATATTTTATTTGAATCAATATCTTCTTTCTTTAATGATGGTTCAGCAACCCATTCATTGTTTAAAACTGAATACACCCCACTTGACACATATTCATCACTAACATCTTGAACATATATTTCAACATCAAAGTTTTTTATCTTGATATCATTTTTTTTGTTCCACACATCCTTTTTAGCATCAAAAAACTCTTTAACAATATCGGTTAAGACTGTAGACTTTTCCGCACCATCATTCATTTCGTTCATATCCACCAAAATGTGCAAATCCACATCTGAATATTCTGACCAATTATAGTTAGCTAAAGATCCAATTAGTATAACGTCATGAACAAAAAAATCAACCCCAGTAAAATCAATAAAAGAATCGGTAATCTCAATTAGCTTATCGATAATCTCCTTCTTCATCACATATTGACCAGTATTGTCTTTTTCAAATATTTCTGGGCATAAATGATCCTTAAGTTCAAATGACTTGATTATTTTTTTATCAACCTCCGGATCGGATAATTCTAAAAGTTCGTCTACTAGGTTTTTCATTAACTTACCTTTTTATAGGTGTGTGCATTCTTTATTTTAGCATTTAAAAATGCACCTTGAGAGTCACTCATTCTAAATTTGGTGAATAATTCCCAAGAAACATCTGAATATTCATAAATACTTCCATTATTGAATACAACGGTTAATAGTTTAGTTTCGGTGTTATATAATGCTGATTTTATATTACTGGATTTAATATCAACCGATATATTATTACCTTCGATTCTTTCTGATAATATTGCCATAACTTTTTTTTAGAAATATAATGATTTTCTATATAAATATAAAGCCCCAAATCAATTGGGGCTTTTATTCATACAAATGGAGGGTTTAGTTAAGTGAAATTAGTCTTTCTAATGACTTTTTCTTATCTATTGGTAGGGTTAACACCAGTATTCCGTTTTCAACCTTACCAACAATATCCTTTTCTCTAACATCATCAGGTATATTATATGATTTGGTGAAATTATCAACGAAATGTGTTCTTTCATCTTTCTCATCCTTCTCGAATGATACTTTAAGAATACCTTCCTTTAATGAAATCTTTAAATCATCCTTGGTTAAACCAGGTAATGACATTGTTATTTTATATTCACTCTCTGTTTTGTGAATATTAGTTTGTGGGCTAACTGTGTAGCGAGAAGCATCTAATACTTTATCAAACGCTTCAAAAAAGGGGTCTTTAAATAATGTAATCATATAGTTTTATTTTATTTTAATTTACAATTTACAAATTGTGAACCAAATGTCTAAAGCTGACATTTAGACATTCGTTAGACATTTTTTTAGACATTTTGTCTGAATCATATTTTGTTTTTTTCGGTTTTTTTAGTTATGTTTGTGATAAATTTAAAAGAATAGCATATGGCAGTAGATTTTGGTTATGATGAGAACCCTAGAGCTAATCCTAAAAACAAAAGGGTTAACTCAACAACACCTATTTTAGATAATTTTTCTAGAGACCTGATTAAGATGGCGGAAGAAGGAAAAATAGACCCAGTTGTTGGTAGGGATAAGGAAGTTAAGAGAATTGCACAAATTCTTTCAAGAAAGAAGAAAAACAATGCGGTGATTGTTGGTGATGCTGGTGTTGGTAAATCGGCTTTAGTTGAAAAATTAGCACTAATGATATCAAAGGGTGATTGTCCTTCAAATTTGATTGATAAAAGATTAGTATCACTTGATTTAACATCATTAGTTGCTGGTACAAAATATCGCGGACAATTTGAAGAAAGAATTAAAGCGATATTACATGAGTTACAAGAAAACCCGGATGTTATTGTGTTTATTGACGAGTTACACACAATGGTTGGTGCTGGTAATGCATCTGGTTCAATGGATGCGGCGAACATTTTAAAACCAGCGTTAGCTAGAGGTGAAATGCAATGTATAGGCGCAACAACATTTGATGAATTTAAAAAACACATTGAAAAAGACGGTGCGTTAGTTAGAAGATTTCAGAAAATTATTTTAAAAGAACCAACAGAAAACGAAACTGTTGAAATTTTAAAAAACCTTAAAGATTCGTATGAAGAATACCATAGAGTTTCATATGGTAATGAGGTTATTGAAACAATCGTTAGATTGTCTGGTAGATTTATGACCGATAAACAATTCCCCGATAAAGCTATTGATGTATTGGATGAATTAGGATCAGAAAAAAGGGTTGTTACAAAAGCACCAGAAATTATTGAGAAATTAAAAAAAGAAATTGAGTCAATTAAAGAGAAAAAACATGAAGTTGTTAAAAAACAAGTTTATGAGGTTGCAGCTAAATTAAGAGATGAAGAAAAGAAGGTGATTAAAAAGTTAGATGATGAAAAAGCTAAATGGTTAGAAAAACAAAAAGACTTTTTAATACCAGTGGACGTTGATGATGTGTATGATATCATCTCAAATATGGTTGGTATCCCTATTTCAAAGATGGATAGTAACGAAGTGTCTAATTTGCTAAATTTAGAGACTAAACTTTCAGAAAAAGTAATCGGTCAAGATGAAGCGATAACTGCAATATCAAAATCTATTAGAAGAAATCGCGTTGGTATTAAAGATAATAAAAAACCAATTGGTTCTTTTATTTTCTTAGGTTCCACCGGTGTTGGTAAAACATACCTAGCAAAAACATTATCTAATTTAATTTTTGGGTCTGAAGATAATGTTATTCGTGTTGACATGAGTGAATTTATGGAGAAGCACACCGTATCAAGATTAATCGGTTCTCCTCCAGGATATGTTGGTTATGAAGAAGGTGGCCAGTTAACTGAGAAAGTTAAAAATAACCCGTTTTCTGTTATATTATTTGATGAAATTGAGAAGGCTCATAAAGATGTCTTCAATTTACTTCTACAAATTTTAGATGAAGGTCATTTAACAGATGCATTTGGTAGAAAAGTTAACTTTACTAACACACTTATTATCATGACATCTAACATTGGTGCAAAAAAGGTGTCTGAGTTTGGTGGTGGCGTTGGTTTTACAACATCTAGTAGTGAAACACAACAATATGAGGTTAAAAAAACTATCATACAGAAATCACTTAAGCAACAATTCAATCCAGAGTTCTTAAATAGAATCGATGATATCATTTTATTTAACCCTCTTGGTGAAGAAGCACTTAAGAAAATTGTAAAGCTTGAAATGGATCGTTTAGTTAGTCGTTTAAATGAAAAGAAATATCAAATAACATTTGATGCGTCTGTTTTAAACGAAATTCTTAAAAGAAATAAGGAAGAACAATACGGTGCTAGACCAATAAAAAGAATAATTCAATCTCTTTGCGAAGATTTCCTTAGTGATGAGATTTTAAAGGGTAATATTAAAGAAAACACATCAACAAAAATTACCTTTAAAGAAAAAATGGTGATAAAAACGAAGATTATTTAGTTTTTTAACTAAATATGTGGATTTTTACGAAAATCACATATATTTATATGTCTGTAGGTTCTCTTTGTCGATTACCTTTCGTTTTTTTAAATAAGTAAGTGGAGTTGAATCCACCGAAAGACCTTAAACCCCGACTTCTCGTTGGGGTTTTTTTATTATATTTTTTTTTATCACTTTTTTTACTTATATTTAATATAGTATGAAAAAATATACATTGATTTTAGCTCTTGGTGTAGCACTTACACTAACAGCATGTGGTTCAGGATCTGCCACAAATGAAGCAACGGATTCTACCGCTGCTAACGTTGATACAGCTGCTGTAACCGCAGTTGATTCGACGAAAGCAACAGCAGACACAACTAGTGCAGCTGAGGTGAAATAGTAAAGGGGCCGTTAATTCGGCCCTTTTCTTTGAAAAATACCAAAAAAGATTTCTTAATTTATATTTTTTCCATAATTTTAGGTAACAAACCTCTAATATGGAAAAATTTATATGTAGTATTTGCAACAAAGATACCTCTAACATTGATTATGATTATCTAGTAGGTACAGACCACTTATCGTGTGTTCTTGAAACAGAAAAAGCCAATAAAATTGAAACCTGTGTTCTGTGTGGTATAGAAACGCCATACAAGTTTTATGAACATATAGACATGAGACATGGTTACATTGAAGGGTGTGGCCAATTATGTGAAAAATGTTATACTATGGGTACAAATAGAGAACAAATACTAGTTCCTGTTTCTACAATTATGGTAACACCAAATGATTCCGAACTTGGCGCTAAAGTAAGGAATATCTATTGGGAAACTAGGTGATTTTTTTTTATGGTTTTTTTTATCTATCTTTAGTTAATAATCATTAACATGAACAAGACAATCAACACCCTTATTTTGCTATTAGTAACCATACTTATGTTATTAATGGTCTTATCTATTGTTAACCATTACAGAGATGAGGTAAGATCCCTAGATGTGAGAATTAAAAAATTAGAAATAATTATTAATAAAGGCAATTAGCATGGCAACAGAATGGGTTGGTGATTTAATATTATTAAGGGGTTTACCAGGATCTGGTAAAACAACACTTGGTGAAGTAATGCTTCAGTCAAATCAAGGTAATAGACCAGACGTTATATCTGCGGATAACTATTTCATGGACGACAAGGGTAATTATAATTTTGACCCAACAAAACTTAAAGAAGCACACAATAACTGTCAGCAAATATGTGCAGATAGAATGAGACTAGAATTTTCAAAAGTTGTTGTAGCTAATACCTTTACTGAAGAATGGGAAATGAAGCCATATTTTGAAATGGCTGAAAGGTATAATTACAGAATACATACTATCATTGTTGAAAATAGACATGGTGGTGAAAATATACATGGGGTACCCAAAGAGAAACTCCAACAAATGAAAGATAGGTTTCAAATCAAAATGTAAATGAGCCAGTTTATCGAATCTTTTACCAAGACCGTTAATCCCCAACCAAAAAATACTTTCAAAAACTGTGTTAACTACATTAGAAAAATATTACAACGATGGTTTGTTACACAAACAAATTCACCCAACACTTGATCTAACTATATGGAATTATAGTCCTAAAGTTCAATACGAAAAACTGTGGGATGAAATAACAATACAATGTAGGGGTTTGGTCACCAATTCAAAAGGTGATATTGTTGCAAGACCGTTCAAGAAATTTTTTAATTACGAAGAGCATAAACCAGAGGACATTCCAAATGAAAATTTTGAGGTTTATGAAAAAATGGATGGATCATTAGGTATTCTTTTTTATTACGAATATGAATTGAGTGATGAAAGAAGATATAACATCTGGTTTAATAACAATTATGAAACTGGTATGGAAAGGTTTTTTGATCCTAATAACTTACCTGATTTTGATAATCCATATTATGATCCAACACCAAAGAAAAAGGGTGAATGGATATTAGCAACTCGCGGATCGTTTACTTCACCACAAGCAATTAGAGGCGCTGAAATATTAAGTAAATACAAATACAGTGAACTATCAACAGATTGTACATATTTGTTTGAAATAATCTATCCTGAAAATAGAATCGTTGTTGATTATAACAATGAAGAAAAATTGGTTTTATTAGGTGCTATTCAAACAAATACAGGTCGAGAATTTAACATATACAGTGAACACTACGAAGATTTGGGGTTCGAGCTTGTGATGATGTACAAAACTTGGGGTGAAGGTTATGATTTATTAAAAGAAGAGATATCAAATGATAGGGAGGGTTATGTTATTCGTTTCATGAATGGTTTTCGCATGAAAATCAAAGGTGAAGAATATAAAAGATTACATAAAATTTTAACAGGTATTTCATCAAGAGATATTTGGGGGCTTCTTAAGGATAATAAATCATTTGATGAAATTATTAAAGACGTGCCAGATGAGTTCTATGGCTGGGTAGATAAGACCGCTGAAGATCTAATAAAACAATATGAAAATATTGAAAAAAAATCATTAACAGATTTTGCCACAATTGTAAAAAGCTGTAATATTGAGGACAGAAAATCATTTGCACTTGAAGCAATAAAATGTGAAAATTCAAGCATTTTATTTTCGATGTTAAACAAAAAAGATTATAGTAATATAATCTGGAAAATTATATACCCAACATACTCAAAACCATTTAAGAATGCGGACAACTAACAAACCAGAGACACTCGATGTTCATGTGACAGGAAAGTATAAATCCTTTGAAGATTTTCTAGATAAAAATAAACCACTAATATATAACGGGGTTGTCGACTCCTTTAAACAATTATTAACAACAAAAAAAAGAGAAATTAAATTTGTTGTTAACGCCAGCCTTCTTCTGGATAAAAATGATGTTATGGATTGGAAAACAGAATTTCAACTATTAAAGAAAGAACCAGAAATTCTTATTGATCACATAATGCCATACTTTGAAGATATTGAAGACTATGAAAAATGTTCTGAAATATTAAATTTATATAAAAGCTTGACAAAAAATAAAAAATAAACTATATTAAAATCATAAACGTATAGAGAGTGCGTTTAGTCATTTCTTGCCAAAAAAGACCCTTGTTTCTACAAGGGTTTTTTATTTTTGTACTATATAAAGAATCTCTTGTTATAATCCTATTATTCTTAGTATTCTACTATTTTTATTGTATTTTTCTAATAGTTATATAAAAAAAACACAATATGTTAAACTTAATTATATTCGTTCTTATACTTTGTTCATCACTTGGTGTGACAATTTCTAAAATAACAACAGAATATGGTGTTAAAAAACATCGTCAACACATAAGACCATTACAGCTTGATAAAGATGTATTAAAGAATCATTCTTGATCCAATCAAAATATTACTCAAGAAAGGTGAACCCGGTGCAGTGTTACCACTTAATTTGTAATTAACACTTAGTCCAAATCTTTTACTTAATTTATAATCAAAGGAAGAACCTAAAAGAAAACCTAATTGTCTATTTACTGTTGACCCTCCAGTTACACTATTCCATGATATTGGGGCAGCCATTGCGAACACTTGTGGTGATATCGTTAACTTTTTATTATACTGATATGGTTTTGTCCAAAATGTTACAACTGATGATGACATATTAAAATCATATTTGTTATCTCCATTTTTTAAAAATAAATTAATTATACCAAGATTGTAACCAAAAACACCATGTTTTAGTGTTGGTTTAATATGTGTATAACCCAACAAGTTCATATAGTTTCCATTCAAATATGCAAACGCGGATGAGTATGAATGTATAGCTTTTAACTTACCACCAGAGAAATCCATTTTAGTATAACCACCACTAACAATAAAAGTTTTTAAATCACTCATTATGACAGCATTTGCTGAATAACTTTCATCGCCCATTAATGATGATTTAGAGACACCAATAGTTGCGGATTGTAACCATCTACCATCGGGTGATTCTATTGTTGATAGATCAGATGATAATAACATTGGGTTCGATACAACCGCTTTTTCTTTTTTCTTTTCTTCTTTTTTCTTTTCTTCTTTTTTCTCCTCCTCTTTCTTTTCTTCCTTTTTCTCTTCTGATTTCTTTTCTTCTTTTTTCTCTTCTTTACTTTCAGATTTTGATTCTTCTTTCTTTTCTTCCGTTTTAGATTCTGTCTTCTTTTCTTCTGTTTTAGATTCCGATTTAGACTCGGTCTTACTTTCACTTTTAGTTTCAGTTTTTGATTCGGTTTTAGATCCTGAAGATGATGACCCACTTGAAGATGATCCACCACCAGATGAACTATTACTACCAGTAGATCCAGATGAACCACTTGCTGGTGCAGGTGGTGGGGTTGTTGGTGGTGGTGTTGATGCAGCCGCTGAACTTGATGCCGCTGAACTAGCACTACTACTTGCCGCTGACGATGCTGATGATGACGCTGCACTTGATGCAGCAGAACTTGCAGCAGCTGCAGCTGCGTTACTAGCTGTTTGAGCTGCAGTATTAGCAACAGCTTGTTGTACAACAGGATTATTAATAACTGGACAAGTTAATGATTCATACGTTGCTTTTGTTGTCATTAACCATGTTTGTACAACACCTGTTTGTACCTCCAATAATGTAAATGTTCTAATTTGATTATAAAAAGATACAGTTGCTTGACCATTAATCATGGTTGTAGTTGCAACTTTTCTTTCACCACTACATTTGTCTATAAAAGTTTGTGTATAAGTTTGACCAAACGATTTTATCGAAATAAAAATAAAAATAAAAAATAATATTTTTTTCATTACTTATTATGCAATCCAATACTTATTTGGTTGTAATTTCTTATTGGATCTCTATCTAATTTTAATGTGAAGAATTTAAAGTCTCTTATAATACCAAATTTAAATGTTGTAAAATTTGAATTTGATTTAGGGAATGAAATACCACCTAGTTCGTCTCTACCCTGATATCTAATAATCTCTCTACCAAACCCAATCATTCCATGAACACCTAACTTTCCAAATCTTTTACCTCCACCAAGATATAATGCACCTTGTTTAATAAAATCATTATCACTTAGTGGAAAGTCCACATCGCTTATTCTACCATATGGGTAATATTCATTTTGATCAATATCATATGACATTGTGTAATCTAAAATAAAATAACCTTTTTTTCTTCCAGCAGCACCCCAAAAAGATACTTGTTTATTATTTGTATACCCAGCACCAAAAGTTGTATAAATTGATTCTCTTCTAATAGTATCTCTTTTACCATTTTCGTATACGTGAATTACACTTCTTTGTCTCCATCCAAAATCATCATACCAAATGAAAGGAAATGGCTGATACCATCCCCATTCTCCCCAGTAGTAACCAAACTGATTCGGTCTACCCCAGTTTTGAATTCTAACTCTACCTCGCGGATCTGGTTGAGGTGGATTACTTCTCCATCTGCTGACATCATTTCGTTGTGGTGTTGATGGTATTGTTCTTGATGATTCTACCCTTTGTTGTGGTAAAGATTGTCTGGGTGGATTATTTCTCCAAGAAGACACTTGACCGAATAAAAATGACGGTACAAGTAATAAAGTTAATAGTATTAGTTTCATACCTTTTCTTTTATTATAAATATAAAAAAAGGAGGTTATTACACCTCCTTTTAAATAATTCTTATTATTGTTATATTATTTTGTGAATATTTGCTTCTTAATCATTCTATCAAGAATGTTTGCAACCGCGATGTCTAATGCCTTTTTAGTTGATATACTAATGGTTGATTGATTAAATTTTATTGGATCTATAGTTGCATCGGATAATAATGTTAATTCTCTGGTTGTTTTAGCTTCACCTAAACCGGAACCAGCAAAAACTAGACCAGTCTCGGCATCGGTAAATCTTACCTGTAAACCAATTCTAGTCACCATATTATCTTTTATACCATCCTTTAAATTAATTGTTTCATCTTCAGATACGGAATAATCATAACATTCAATTGTTACAAAATACTTTGCTAAATTAATTTTACCTCTACCATCTAATTTGTTTTCTGAAATGCCAGCCTGAGAAGCCTGAAACTGCTTAACCATTCTGTTTTTAATTTCTGTTTTATCTTCAGTAAACTTAAATCTATTAAGATTTTCAAGATATTCCATTGATATGTTTGCAACCCCTAAACCAACACGTTTTTCTTTTAGTTCTGGATACATTTCATATACCTCATCAGATATACCACATTTAAGAATTTGAATAGGTATTTGAGGACCATCATAATCCAAGTAAGCGCTTATATCCTTTTTCTTTTCAAAATCGGCTTTATAGTCTTCTGTTTTTGTTTTACCTATTGTTTGTGCATTAAGAACAACAACGCTTAGTAAAAAAACGCTTAATGTAACTAATAATTTTTTCATATACCTTATTGTTTTTGATCACCTTCATACCAGATATTTTCTGGATTGTTTTTAAATGTACCGTCAATTTTCCAAGAAATTTCATTAGAAATTCTTGTCATTTCTTGCTCTTGTCCGCTTACTGTTAAGTATATAGCATACATCTGAAAAGATAATGCAAATGCTAGCCAAGCACAAGTGAAAACCACAGTCACATTAAAAAGGGTTGCTTTAGCTTTATTTAAGATGTTAGTCATTTCTTTGTTTTTAATTTTATCCTTCTAAAACCTCTGGTTCGTCTTTTTTAAGATTCTTATTATTAATCCACTTATCTACCGATGCAATGCCAAATGCACCTAATGTTATAACTAAAAACCCATCAAAGATAAATTCATTTATAACCAAAGGTTTACCCATGTAACCAGTCACAAGATCAACAACCAATGCTATTACCATACAAATAAATGATGAGAAACCAACTACTGATTTTTCGTTGATTGTGTTGTTGTCATTAAATAATTCTTTCAAAAAACTTGCCATATTTTAAAATTTTATGCGTTTTATTTTTATTATCCCTCTTCTTCGCCAAGTTCAGGATCTTTTATTTTACCACATACTAAACACTCTAAATCTCCGTCACCATCTGAGTCTCCCCAAACGTGCTCACATTGTCTATGTGCAAAGTATTCATCGATTTTACCATCACCGTCAAAATCTAAACCATCCATAACACCATCACCATCTTCGTCAATCTCAACACCTTTTTTCTCTTCTTTAGATTCTACTTGTGCTGTAACAGGGACTCTTTCAAAAGTATCGTTCAACGTTTCTTCTTTTGTTGGTAATACTAATGGTGCTGTTGACATTGGTACAATTGGGTTATTTGGCATATCCGCAGTATTGCTTAATGATGTACCATCTTCCTCATCCATCTTTTGTACTAACATCTTATCCTTATCGGTATCACTGAACCAATAGTCAATGATTTTACCATAAGAACCAATGAAAGCACCTAACAATAATAAGAGTAGTTCTTTCCACTCACCCTCAATTGCTGATTTATTTAGGATTGCCCCAAATATTCCCATTATAATAATCATAAATCCACCTAAAACGATAGCGGTAATAAACCACCTGCGCTTCATCATGTTACCTAATAACTCTTTAAATCCACCTGATTGTTCTTCTTTCATATTATATTACCATTTAGGAGCTTCTTCTTTAAATTCATCACCATCTTTCTTTTTAACAGGTTTAGCTGGTTCCTTAACTGTTTCTTTTTCTTTAATGACTACGGTTTTACCCCCACCACCAGAAGCTTGTTGAGCTTGTTGGTTTGAGTTTGTAATGTTAATTACTGGCGCTGCTGCAGGAGCCGGAGCAGGTTCATCACCACCAGTGATTTGGGTAACACCCCAAGTTCCTAAACCCATAACTGCTGTTGTTGCAACACCGATAATGGTCTTTTTTAGACCAGACCAAGTACCATCATTATTTTGTTCTAATTCTTCTGACATTGTTTTATTTTTTTGTTTATAATTTATTAAAATCTGTTATTCCTAATTCATTACCTTTAGAATCAAATAGTCCAATTCTGTAAGCAGATGACGGTAATGCCGTTGTGTATACCTTTAAAAGATTATCACCGGATTTAACCGACATAGTCTCCTTAGAAACCACTCTATTAGAAATATCAAATATCTTTATTGTTACTGCTTGAGCAACATCAATTTTTACATTCATAGAAACTTCACTTGTTACAAATGCTGTCTCTAGTTTGATACCTACATTGTTTTTTATCTGTAACTCAGGCTTTACTTCGTTCATTGGTGGTTGATAAAAGTCATCTTTATTGCATCCAACCAAAATGGCGGCAAGTAATAATAAAATTGGTGTTTTCTTCATTTTAGTTTATTGTTATTTTTGTTTTACTTATTTGAGTTTTATTCTCCGAAGCAAGTATCAAATATAAATACTTCGGCATTATGGTTTTGGTATATATTTTCTTTAAATTTTTGCCTGCCTTCCCATTAAATTTTTCCCTACTTATAACCTGACCTGTTGCCACATCTGTATATGTTAGTATATATATGCCGTCTGAAGGTAAGTCAAATTGTATGGTTTGGCCGTCTGTCACGGCACTTTCAGCAACACTAAATATATTTTGTGTTGTTGGTTGAGGTAACGGTTCTATTTCCATTTTCGTACACCCAACTAATAAAAATAATAATATTAATAATAAATTTTTCATTAAAATTTAAAGTTTGTTCCTATCATAAATAGGATCGGATTACTCTTTTTATACCCCACAGATTCACTTAACTTATCCCAAGTTGTATTGTATCTGATATTGGTGTTTAACACAAATCTTCTGGTTATTTTCCAATCCATGGAAACCCCATAATACAAGTCCAAATTGAAGTCATCTACATATGCCAAATCTGATTCAGTACCATCTTTGAATACTTTGTATATGTCACTCATAGCAAATACTTGTGGTGAAATATCCACTCTTTTTGTTTTTAATGTATACGTATACATCACCATACCTCTATAAGTAAGTTCTGATGATGCTGGCATTTGTGGATAAATTAAATCTTTAAAATCACCATTTTCATCCACCGTATATTTTCCTTCCCATTCACCTTGATAAGTCCCCCAAAATGATTTTGATGCTGTTAAACTATAACCAAATGTTCCATACTTTTTTGTTCTAAACACATCTATAAAAGATAGATTAATGTCTTTTTGAAAGTCAAAGTCCGTGGAATAAAATGTTTGTATTGTTGTTGTTCTTTTTTCTGTGTTTCTACTGAGACCATACCCCACACCATAATAGTTCCATATAGGATTTATCGATGCGGCAAATGAATGCCCCCATTGACCGTTTAAAGACGATTTGTGGTATCCTAAATTGAGTGTGGTAGATACTTGTCTTCCAATTACACCTATCGAAAGATTTGATGATGAGAGAACGTCTTTTGAGAAATTAACATAGGATTGTAATATACCTACATCATTCCAATCATCACTTTCTCCAAATAACTCTTTTGGTGATAGTTGTAACGTATCGGGTTTTTGTATTTGTGCTTTCGAAACAAATCCAATACAAAGTAATGATAATATGATTATTAGTTTTTTCATTATGCCCCCAATGCTTTACTGAATCCATTAGGACAAGTTCTTTTACATATCAAATCTGCAACAATTGGTGCTACTGCAGCTCCGATTGCAATACCAACACCAGCTGGTGTTGCCCATAAGTGTGCCGACTCTAAACTATGATAGATACAATTTGAAATTACATTCTTTAATATTTCGTGGTCAATACTATCACTAACACCTGGTATTTGTAAAAATGCCTCTGTCACAATTACACCCATTGCCGTTGATACCGCCATTTTAGCTGTCATATCTGCAACGTAAAGAACAGGTGTAGCCATAAATGATAATGTAGTTGAAGTTGCTGCTCCAGCAGGTTGTGCCGGTGAAAATGCCGCAACAACACCTGCAGAGATTGCGGCAGTTATTGCTATATTACATGCGTTTTCATCCGCCCAATTATATGCTATCACTGCACCATCTTTTACTACTTCATAGCCCTCTTTAACACCATCTTTTACTACTTCATATCCTTCTTTAACACCAGACTCTATTTGGTTTCCGATATTAATAAGTACCGGCATAACTTCTTCCTCCCACTCTCTACCCACCACATCTTCAAATCTGTGATTTATTTCAGGATGATCGTGGATGTATCTGATTGCCTTATCGGTAAGTCCCCACGTATCACACGCTGAACAAGGGCTATCTCCACCACTCGAATACCATCTTACATAATTGTCACCACAATCTGAGCGATGATATACTATTCCGTCTCCGTTTCTGTCTGCCATAATTTTTGTTTTAATTTAATTTTATTTTTAATTGTTTTCCGTCTTTATTAACTGCATCTGTTGTTGATATTGATGTTAACCCCAATATATCTGTTATATCTCCTATTGGTGTAAATACTGCTCGATATTCAGTGGTTTTATCCAATACACCGGTGCCACCAGTAATTAATGATCCAACATTTATAAAAGTCCCTTTATTTGTCCCATAATTCATGGGGTTACCTTTTGTTATAAAATCAACCTTTTCAAATTTTAATTTAGAGTTATCATAATTTAATTGAAATTGAGTTCCTACTACTTCTTGTTGTAATGGATCTAATGATATGGTTATTATAACTTTATTATTAGTAATCTCACCCATGATAGATGCGTTAATCTCAGTTGAGACCGAATTCGTTGACAAACTCATAGACCTAACGCTATTAGTGCTTACACCACTTACAGATTGTTGTGCTGAGTGAGACATATTAACATCACCCACCCAAGTTACATTCACATTATATGTGTTATTAAGTGTTCCTGAGTTTAAATTAAAAGGGAATAAACTTCTAGTTGAATTAATTTGTGTATTCCAATTTGACTTGGTGATTGCATCATAATCCGATTTACTATATAACTTCATTAAATGAGTTAACGTTGTAGATTGAGTAAGAGATTGTGTTCCTGTTAAATGTTGTAATAACTTATATGTGTCCGATTCATTGAATATACCATTACCGTCAACATCCGCATTCATAAATTGTACACCTGAAGTAAATTCATTCCCACTCTCGTTTCCAAATATACCACCCATTGATAATTCTTTAAATGCAATAAACACATCTGATACAGTTACAATACTATTATATAATGAATTTAATTCCGTTTGATTGGTATATGATAAATCAATCCCGTGTTGTTTAAACATTGTGTTTGGTGTGAATGTGTATTCGGCTCTAAATGCATACCAACCATCTTGTAATCTTATGTTACTTTGAAATGAACTTGCAGCAACTTTACTAGCAAGATTGATATTTCCAGGAACCAACCATTGTTTCCACCACCCATTAAAATCTAAAGGTTGGATAGGGCCATCATATATGTCAAATAATTGTATTGATTTTATTTGATTTAAGTTTATACCAGTACCAAAAAATTCTCTTTCATCAATTTGTAATCTATGACCATTTCGTGAAGCTTCATATGGATTTATAAGTGACCATTCTACTTGACCGGGTGTTATAGTTGCTCTAATTCCATCAGTTAATTTTGCGGTATCTAAATCATTTGTAATATCAACTTTACCCAATCCACTTATCGCTCTTGATGTGTTAGTTGTTGTTCCCCAAACATTATTTACAAAAATATTTGCTTTGGCGGTGAATTTAGTTTCATCTACATTACCACCAAAATCAAAATTAAATCTTGCAGTTAATACATCTCCGTTTGAATGTGTTACTGAATTGGTATAGAACTCCGTAAATGTTGCATCATCAGGATTAGTCCAAGTTCCAAATTCAATTACATATGGATTTACAAAATGGTTTGGTAAATCATTCCATTGAGAACCGTTCCATTTAGTTACTGCATAATCTTCGTTACCACTATTGTTTGGTTCACCGGGTGCCCAGTTATTATATTGTCCTGGAATGTTTCCATTTAATTGACCATTATTGATTTTAATTAAAGTTCCCGCTTCAGGCCCCGCATCAATTGTCCATCTTGCTTCACTTGCTTCATCGGTTAATGCAAACCATATATTTGATTGAGGCACATTATTAAAAATAAATGCATCTTCATCTGCTGAAGTAATTGTTACTAAGTATCCTTGTTGTCCTTTGAATGTTTGTTGTGATGATAGTGTTCTAGCATTTGTATAAGTCGCTCCGGTTGATATTGGTCTATAAAAGTGTCCATTTGTTCCGTTATAAAAATATCCCGTTGGGTTAACAGTTGCAGCCACCGATAATACAACATTACCTCTTACTGAACCTGTGTTTACCCTTAGAGATGCTAATGCAGTATTGATACTAGCCATTGTTCCTGTTACCACCAAACGAGTTTTATTACCACTTAAAGTAAATCCACTTGCTGCGGTTAAACCTGTTGTTGTATTTAATACGAATGTTGTGCCTGATGGTGGATTAACTAAACTGATTGATGCTAATAGTGTTGCTGTTGAACTAAAACCACTCAAACTAAATCCACTAGCATCCTGTCCCGATGTAGATGGTAAAAACGATTTAGAGTCCGGAGCAGATACACTCTGTCCGAACCCTAAAAATGAAATTAGTAAAAAACATATTACTAATAATTTCTTCATATTATTCTACTATTAAGTTTATTTTGTTACCGTTTCCATCAACAGCATCAGATAAAACAAAATAGAATAAACCTGCGGTATTTGTTAATTGAACCTTAGGTGTGAATATTAATTTATATGGTGTGCCTGTTTTAATTCTTGCTGTTTTTGTTTGATCAATTGAACCAAAAGTTAATCTACCGTCCTTACGTGTTGAAAAATTTGTCATTGTTGATCCGGAATCAAAAATTATATTATCTAATGTTAATTTAGATTCATCATAGTTCATGATAACTTCTAATCCAGCTAAACCTTCTTTTGTTAAGTTTGTAGTTAATACCACCTTACCACCTTCTAATGTAGATGTTACACTTAATCTAGCGGTCTCTAATGATTGTGTTTTATATGACATCGATTGTGTTGACATCGATGTTTTAGTATTAAGTGAATTTACTGAATTGGTAAATTGTCCAGCAGTAATTCTACTTGCAATCTCTGCCGGTGAAGAAGAATGTGACCAATCTAAATCACCACCCCAAGCAAACACAGCATAAACCTCTTTTATTGGGGTATCAATAGTTACTTTGTTTTTAATTACCCCATCTAACCAACTTTGATTTAATAATCCACTATGCCATCTCCAAGAAGTTGCTGTTTGTGTTGGGATAAATGCGTTTGTTGATACATCCTGCCCCATAACATATGCGAATGAGTAATATGAATCCGATTCATTAAATGTGTTATCATTTCTTGTTATGTTACCAATAGTTCTTTCTAAAACAGGATATGTAAAAAAGTTAGGTGCTCCAGCAATATCGGTTTGTGAATGACCTAAAAATGCTTTATAAGCATCCGAAACGGTTATAACATTATTCATCCAAGCTTTTTGTGATGCTGGGCTTACAAAAACACCAACAGAATCACCAACTTTAACTTGTGTTGTAAATAATGCTTCACCGGTTGCATCTAATGGTAACTGTGCAATAGGTTGTTGTGACCAATCAATTGTACCATCTGTCTTTAATTTCATTAATTGCACTCTATGATCGGTAATTGTATATCCCTGTGGGAATAATACTTTAACTTTAAATTGTGAGGTATTACCAACCACGTTTGTTAATGATATGTTTGTAGAACTTCTGGTGATTGGTGATATATTTGCAGACGCATCATTTATAGCATATGATAAATCTAATTTATGTATATCATTGTAACTATTTTGATCTTTTAATACATATTTTTGAGTAGCAATATCACCATTAATTGATGCGTCGGTTCTTTGAACTGTTAATTGACCAACATTCCAATCGTTATTTGCTGCGTAACCCCACGGAGTTGCGGCATATTGAGCCGATAATTGAGTATCTGCAATATTTGCTGCTGGTGTAAATCTAAAGTTATTCCAACCAGTAAAAAACGTCTGTGTTGAACTACCTTGAGAGAAAACGGTACTATTAGGTACCATAGCTAACGCTTTATTATTAAAAGAATATCTTAACCAAAAATAACGAGGTGTTGTAGTTCCTCTGGCTACGGTGTATTTAACCGTTAATGTATCACCAACCTTTAATCCGGTTGTTGGAGTTATTGTTTGGTTAACTGTTAATTGTGCAAAAGTTAAATTGGCGACTAGTAAAAAAATGCCGGTAATTAGTAATCTCTTCATTTTATGTTATTTTTTATTAAAGAATGTTTTATTGATCAAAGACTCACAAGTCTTTTTTAATGCAGAAGAAAGTGCTTGTTGATTAATTTTACCACTTCCTTCATCAGTTATGAAAGTTGAGGTTGAGATCTCTGAACTAGACTCTTCCGCAACAGCTTCTTTTATTTTTTTACCATTTTTATCTGTTAAGGACCCCTTAATTACAACTAGAGTTTCCTCGACATCAGAATGGAATACCGAAATGTTTCTTTTTGTTCTATTAACGTCAAGATAAAGGATTTCAGCACTGAATATAAGTTCTGCTGAACTTGGATCACCAACAATAACGAAGTCTTTTTCTTGTAAAATCTCCTCAAAGATGTTCTTACAACCAAAAGCCAAATTCCTATTGCTTGTCAATTTACCGATCTTGATTTTATTCTCAACCCCAGAGATGTAAACAGATTTAGTTTCTTCAACTGGTTCAACGATATAAGAATACAAACCATAGAATCCAAACAATACCAATAAAGGTAATAGAGAGACGTTTAGTCTATTATTTTTTGCCATACTGATAAATATCAGCAAGGCAAGTGTCGGCAAATTTTATTACAGATTTTTAAAAAAAATAATATTTGGTAAATTATAAAATACCCATACTTTACCCAATAAGCTTAAAATGAGGGTTAATAATATATTTTATGACATTTTGTAATTTGAAAAATTATATCTATATTTGCATAACAGGTGATGACGGTGGTGGAACCCCAGTGTCTATAAATCCCAAAAAGCTGTCTTGATTCGCGGTATCAGAGCGGTGAGGGTAGAGTTACTATAAGCGGGGAGTAATTAACCCAATTGTGAAAATGTAACCACTGATGTAGCAATATATCAGTTATGATGTACAAAAGGGTACAAAAAACCTGTTTTTTTTATTAATTTATGTTCTGATAACTTATAACTAAAGTTTAACTTAAACAAAGTGGTTATAAATGATATTGAGGAATGTTGTTATCATCAAGAATGTAAATTAATAAGGTTTAGTTACGTTGGGTATGTAGTTTAATAAGAACAATATCCTAATAGATGAAGGTGTGAGCAATCACCTTACCAAACGTAATTAGATTTTTAAACTAGCTCAACGAGGACTTTGTTAACCATGGCATGACCAGTAGGCGCAATTTAAGGTGAGTTAGTATTTTGGATCGGTAGTTCAGTTGGTTAGAATGCCGCCCTGTCACGGCGGAGGTCGCGGGTTCGAGTCCCGTCCGGTCCGCATTTATTGGAGGCTTGCCAGAGTGGTTGAATGGAACGGTCTTGAAAACCGTCATACTGGAAACGGTATCTGGGGTTCGAATCCCTGAGCCTCCGCACTTGCTCGGTTCGACTAGTGGTTAGGTCGCGTCCCTTTCACGGACGTAGCACGGGTTCGAATCCCGTACCGAGTACAAACACTTTTAAGTTTATATTTATCTATATAGACAGGGACTACGGTCTCTATATAGATGAAACTAAAAATCATATTGGTCATGATGCTATTGGGAGTGAAGGCAGTGACCTACGGACAACGAGAGGTGTTCGTTTCAGGAACAAATAAAGGATTAGATGGTTACATTACGGCCGGCGTATTAAAAAACACATGGGGGTTATACGTTGGTGCACCCTATAACGATCAGCAATTAGCTAATCAAAAAACTGGATCACTTTCTTCACAGATGAAATTTGGTGTGTTAAAGATGATTCAACCAGATAAAATTTTAATTGGTCTTGGTGTTCAACCAGTTAACCATGAAAACAAAATAAATGCTTTCATTGGTTACAATGCATTAAAATCAACAGATTTAAAACTATGGTTAATTGGAAACCTTGTTGGTTCTAATTTTACACCAGGGTTGGGGTTATCATATAAATTAAAATAATAAAGCTTAAATTTATTTCGAGACCCGGACAAATAAAAAATGTTCGGGTTTTTTGTTTTATAATTTATTATTCTTATATTTGATAAAGTTCTTTGATATATTGTAAAACATCATGCCTGGGTGATGGAATTGGTAGACATGCAAGACTTAAAATCTTGTGAGCCGTAAGGCTCGTGCGGGTTCGACTCCCGCCCCAGGTACAATGTAATGACTTAGAAATAAGTGACGGAACAGACGCTATGTATGAAATGGAAACTTTTGAAGCACGTACAAAGGTGCTGATTAGATACAAACCGTACAGACATTACATTAAATTGGTTTGGTAGCTCAGTTGGATAGAGCAACTGCCTTCTAAGCAGTAGGTCATTGGTTCGAATCCAATCCGAATCACGTCAACACAATGGCCGAGTGGTGGAATTGGTAGACACGCTAGTTTTAGGCACTAGTGTTGAAAGACGTGAGAGTTCGAGTCTCTCCTTGGTCACATAAATTGGGATATCGCATAGTGGCAATTGCGGCTGACTGTAAATCAGCTCTCTCCGAGTTCGGCGGTTCGAGTCCGTCTATCCCAACATAAAGAAAATATAATGAATAGAGAAAAATACTTAGAAGAAACATTCCCAAATGAAGATGGGAAAACATTTATACAATCATTAGATGAATTTAATTCAAGATCAACTTTAAATAAAATATTGGAAGAAGTTAGATCACCAGAGTATAAAGAAAAAGTGATTGAAGAAAATAAAGAGTATCTTAAAAATGTTAACATGGATTACCAATTAGGATTCTATATCGGTGAAAATATTGTTGATAATTATTTACCAACATTATCGACAGATATGATACATTCAAGAAATGTTATTAAGGTTAGTGAGAAAGATGAAATTGAAAATAATAGATTGGATGATGAGTGGTTTAATAGTTGCACACATGAAAGAGGTAATTCGGGGGATAAAGAAAAATGGGACGCATATTTTAACCATAACAAAATGTTAGAAAAGAAATACCTTCCACAAACTTTAGAGTGCGTGTTTAGTTTGATTAGAATTGATGACATGAAAAAATTCAAAGAAGGGTTAAGAAATTCTCTTTGGGGTTGTGACATGTGTTCATACAATATTGATGAAGAAAAAATAGAAATCTATAATGATTTAGAAATTGGATTAACATATATTAAATTTCAATATGATCCAACAACTAATCAAGAAGTAGAATAAAAATATATGCCGGAGTGGCGGAATGATAGTGTGTACAACTATTAGACGTTCCCTTCCTAGGTGGGTGGTGTATCCGAAATGGACATCGTGTGAGTAACCAGTCTCTCCTCCGGCACCGCATTGGACTTGTAGCTCAGTAGGTTAGAGCACCTGACTCATAATCAGTAGGTCCCTGGTTCGAGCCCAGGCTGGTCCACCAAATAAAAAAATAAGTCAGTTAGTTAGTACAAACTATTTGGTAAAAAACATAGTATGCGTATAAATTTAGAAAATAATAAATCTTTTTGTATTGTTCCTTGGGTTCATTCGCACATATCAGCACAAGGGGAGCGTCAACTATGTTGTATTTCTGATCATAATTTTGGTGTTAATGTTTCATTAGATGAAATGTGGAATAGCACAGAAATGAAAGAAATACGTAAAAAGATGTTAAATGGTGAGAAGTTAAGTATCTGTAACAGATGTAATGAAAACACATCAAGCCCACATACTTATCAAAATTTCTTTAATGATAAATTTAGAGACTTAATAGATTCAGTTATTAGTGATACCGAAGATGACGGTAGCTATGTAAAATATCCTATATCGATTGATTATAGAACAAACGTATGTAATTTTAAGTGTAAAATGTGTTGGGAAGGGTGTTCAACACAAATACAAGCAGAAAAAGTTAAAAATGGTATTGAACTAAACATTTTAAATCATGATCAAAGAGTGGTTAGTGAAAATATCATTAAAAGTGAGATTAATAAAGAAGATATTTTTGAAAATATTATTGATATGTACTGGGCTGGTGGTGAGCCCCTTTACTGGAAAACACATTGGGAGACCCTTGACAAATTAATTAAAAATGATAAAGCTAAAAATGTTGTATTAAGATATAACACAAATCTATCGATCATTCATTATAAAGGTGTTTCAATTGTTGATTATTTTAAACATTTTAAAAGAGTAGATTTTTCATGTAGTTTAGATGGTACTGGTGATGTTGGTGAATGGATAAGAACTAATTTAGATTACATATCCTGGAGGGAAAATTTTTCTCAAATTATTAAAGCAAGGAATGAATTTAACAATATTAAGGTGTACCTAGCAATTACTATTACTACACCAACATTATTCGACTTAGAAAACCTATATCGCCTTTGCATAGAGTTTAATGTTTTACCTGGTTTTCAAACATGTTATGTTGGTGATTCTTTTAGTCTATTAACACCACTAGCATTTCCCAAACATTTAATTAAATCATTAATAGACGACTTCTTGGTTAAATTTGAAAATGAACATAATGAAACAATAAATTCTTTTAGATATTATCTTTCATTTCTAATTGAAAGAGAGTATTTAGATAATGATCCAGAATATTTTGATAAATTTAAAAATGCTACGGATCACATCACATATTTAGAAAAAAATAGACCACATCAAAAAATAAATTTTGAATCTATTTTAATGATTAACAAGCCATTATATGATTTTTACATGGAAAATAAAAAAAATTATTAATAAGGTGTTTGTTTTTTGAAAAACATTATCTATCTTTGTAAAAGAGTTAAGGAAATAGTTCTTTGAATTAAAAATATTGGCCGCCTATGGTCGATTAAAATAAACCATGAAAGTGGGATAAAGTGAAACGTTTGGTTAAGCGTTTTGCGGTTTCAGTAATGGAACTTGAGTAGGCAAGCAGAATATCATTGAACCTTAAGTACTGAGGGTGACACTGTAAGGAAAGTGGTTTAGTGATCAAGCAATCCGAGTTGTTTGATTGAGGTGGGAACACCAATAAGAATAATCTGTAGAGTTATTACAAGAAGTAGGACTTCCAATCTTACAATTGTGTGATTCAATATGATGGGAATCTTAAAACCGAAAGGTATGGTGAAAAACAGGTGGTGCTGTTATCATCCTTATCAGATGTCTACCAAGACATCAGTTATGAAGGAGTCCAGAAATATGGAGGTAGGGATATCTCAGAGAGTAGTTTAGTATCGAGTCGCCCAAAAGGTGGCTTGGCTGGCAGACGAGCCGCTACTTTCCACATTCGGAACCAAAAACTTTGTTAATTACGGTTTAACAACTTAAATAAAACAAGGAAAAGTGCTCGTCAGTCGTTGGAGACAGGTGACTACACAGTCGAGAGGGGTTCTCGGCCATGAAGGGTCCCAAGCCCAACATGATTTTTGAGAAAGTTCTCTAGTCCCGCAAGGACTAATTGGGGTGGCAACCTCGAAGAGTAATGAGTATTAAAAGAGTATCTAACGACTTTAGGATTGGTTAATCTAATTGACCGTCACTGATTGGTACTACTCAAAAGGTAGTGGATAAGAGAAGAAACAAATAATGTCTCAAAGTCAATCACTAAAACATGTAATCTCAGTGTTTTTTTTTCTTTGTTTAGTAAAACAAAGTGGTGGAATTGGAACGTTTTAAAACCGTTCGGCCCAAAGAAAAAGCAGTCAGAAGAAATTCTGACTTTTTTTTTGTCTTTACAATAATTTTGTTTATATTAGATATCATGAGGATAGTATGTATTTCTGACACACACAGCTTACAACATAATATGTTGCATGAAATACCTAAAGGTGATGTTCTAATCCATGCGGGTGACATCTCCAATAGAGGTGGTGAAAAAGATGTTACTCAGTTCATATATTGGTTTCAAAACATACAAGGTTTTGATACTAAAATATTCATTTCTGGTAATCATGATCATTGTTTTGAACAAGTAAATAAACCTCACCACAAACGTGATTATGATTGGTTGCGTAATTTAATGGGACCTGAGAATTTAGCACAGTCTGATGTATATTATTTGGAAGATGATTTTATGATAATTGAAAGACCTGAATTTTCAAAACCTATTAAAATTTATGGTACGCCTTGGCAACCAGAGTTTTATAATTGGGCGTTTAATTTACCAAGATCAGGAACAGAATTACAAGAAAAGTGGGATATGATTCCTGAAGACACTGATATACTAATCACTCACGGACCTCCAAATGGGGTTCTTGATCTAGTAAATAATTGGAGACAACCATTCCAAAATGTTGGTTGTGAATTACTTAGGTTCCATGTGGAACGTGTTAAACCAGCATTAAATGTATTTGGTCATATTCATGAAGGATATGGTGTTAAACAGGTTGATGATACATTATTTGTTAATGCTTCAATTTGTAATCCAAGTTACAATCCAATAAATAAACCAATCGTTATAGATCTAAAAGAATATGACGGAGAAATAATTGCAACATATGTCGAAGAATAATGAAGTAGTAACAGTGGTGATATCCACAAGATCAATTGATGACAATTATCTTAAACACGTTGAGAAAATGTTCTCACACCCTAAAACAGAAATACTTGTTTATGAAAATGATGGGGTAAATTCATTAACAGAAATATACAATATTGGGTTAAAAGAAGCTAAAAATGATATTATCGTTTTTA